GTAAACTCGCGTCTGACCCAGCATTTGAAGTACGGAATGTTGCTGATGAGGTAGGCCATTACTTCGCGCGTTTGGCCATCTTCTTAGTAGCACCGCCAGCAGCGTAGCCTTTAGACATCATGCCGCCAGCAGCGTAGCCCTTGGTCATCATGCCACCGCCCATTTTGCCAATGGGCTTGCCCATGGCCATGCGCTTGTGCTCATTGACGTTGCCCTTGTTGGCCATGCCGCCCTTGGCCATCATAGGGATGCCAGTGCTCTTGCTAGGCTCAGAGATCATCTTGTTTGCGGGGCCGCTTTCGACAGCACCACCACCGCGCGTAGCGGCTCCCATTCCACGTCCAGCCATATTAAGCTCCTTTTTTCATTGCACGGCCTTTGACGTCGGCCGTTTTACGTTTGACAGCACGACCCATCTTGTCGCCCATGTCAGAGTCTTTCATCATCTTGCCGCCAGGCATCTTGTGCATGCCTACAGCGCCGCCTTTTTTCATCTTGCCAACGCCATCAGCCGCAAAAGCAGGCACTGATTTGCCGCCTTTTTTGACCATCTTCATTTTTGAGGTTGCCATCATTGCTCCTTACTTTGCTTGTTGAATAAGTTGATCAATTTTTGCTTCAAGCCGGTTAAAACGCTGATCAATGTGATCAGTGACTCTTTGCACTTCTGTGTTAGTTGCGTAATCACGGGCAATCTCCTCGCGTGTTTTGTTCAACAGAATTTCCATCCGTTTAAGGTCGTCAAATTTTTCACGAATGAAAAACCACAATCCGCCAACTGCGGCAGATAAAACGGCAGACCAAATAAAGTTGATGTCCATCAGCATTTCCATCTTGCTAGGGCCGCCGCCTTGCGGGTAGGCTTGCCTTTTTCATCCTTCATGGGCCCCGGCATGCCGCCCATGCGCGCGCAGAACGAGTCCTTGCGCTTACCGCCTTTGGGTTGAGGAGCTTTTAGGTTGCTGCCCGTAGCAGCGTTGTACTTAGCACGGCCCTTGGCAGTCAAGCCCGCCCCCTTGGAAACGGGTAATTTCTCGCCACGTCCAACCGAAAGGGAAGGGCTTTTCTTGGCCATTACTGTGCTGCTCCACCGTAGAAGAACAGTGTCACGCTGGTAATTTCAACGCCAGAGACATCAATAAACACCCCGGAAGCAAAGAGAATCCCCATGTCCGGCAAAAGAATGTCAGTGGCTCCAGCCACAGCGGCGGTGGTAAGAGTTAGCAATGCGGTGCTCCCAACAGTACTGCCATTCCTTAGAGTAACTGTTCCGGCCGTTGCCGTGTTTGTAAAATAGATGCCGGCTACCCGTGTGCGACCGGCAATTGCATGTGCATCCACAGTCTTTGTGACTGCTTGGATATTGCTGTTGCTCATGTCGGCTCCTAATTAAGCAGTGCGTGTAAAAACGTATGCTGTGGCGCTTGAAAACATGAGGGTAAAACGGGCAAGACCCGTTGCGCCAGAGGCAACTGTCAGGTCACCAAAGGAACCCGCAGTGTCAGCAGCGGCGGTAGACAGAATGCCGTTGGTGGCAACAGCAATAGTTACTGTGTTTGCGCCACCGGTATTGTCAATGTACAGGTCAAAAATCGTACCCTTGGCCGCACTTAATGCTGCTCCAAGCAACGTGCCAGTTGGCAAAGTAATAGCGGTTGCAGCAGCTGATGTAGAAGTGATGTAGCCAGTGGCAACTTCAGCCGCAGTAGCCGTTGCAGTGGCGTTAATTGCGGAGGTCGTAGCGTGCGTGATGCGGCCTGTTCCTGCCGTATTACCTGTTACGTTACCCGTTACGTTACCCGTTACGTTACCCGTTAATGCGCCAATAAAGCCATTGGTGGACGTGACTGGGCCGGAGAAGGTGGTTGATGCCATGATTTTTCCTTACATGCAAGTTAGGCGTATCAGTCTGCATGAACGTCAGCCGGGACTGTCTGATACACCGGAAAGCCCGGAATAGAGTGAATATACACCATTTACAAATAAAGAAAAGGCCCCGAAGGGCCTTTTCTTAGTGCTGCTTAGACGCCAGGTGAGCCAAACAAGCCGCGTGGATCGCTGAAGCCGAAGCTGTAGCGCTCACGAGCCTTGTAGCGGACGTTGCCAGTGTCGAAGTCGCCTTCAAAACCAGTCTTCATAGACACGCGCTCAAACATTTTCATGCCGTTAGGAGCGTCAGTCTTGAGGAAGAACGCATCTGGATCGGTCAGGAAGTTGTTGACCACGTAGCCCTGAGGCACCATGCCCTTGTTGAGGATGGCGTTGACGTCGTTATCAGCAGTGCCAACGCGAAGCGTGGACTTTAGAATACGGTCAGCAGTGAACATCAACTCCTTGGGGATAATCAACTTCAGGCCCTGGACAGCGATCTTCAGGCCGCGTTCATCAGTGAACGCTGCGATGTCGATCAAAGACTGTTCCAAGGAGGTCTCGGACAAGTCAGCAGGCGTAGCCAGGGTGTTGGACAGGTTAGGACCCGACAAAGTAGGGTGTGAAGTAGAGCACAAAGCAACACCGTCGCCACCGATAGAGGTGGTGAAGGCGCCGTTCAGCACTGCCGCAGCCTTAATTTGCTTGGTCTGAGCCATCGAGCGGGCCAGAGCCTTGGTGTAGCGGGCCGACAGACGGTCGTAGAGGTTGTCCTCAACGGCTTCTTCGGTCAGCGAGAACGCCAAAGCGATGGTCTCGTGGGTGTAGCGAGCAGTGAAGACCTCTTGCGCTTGGTCGTATGAAACGCCAGCGCCCTCAGTCTTCACAGGAGCCTCACCAAAACCCGATTCCATCACCTCTTCTTCAAACGCGCGGTCTGAAGTCTCGGTTGAGTAGATTTGGGTGTGTTGGTTCTCGTAATTTTTATACTCGAGGCCGAACAGCGCATTGAGACCAGGCTCAAGCTCACTTACCAGTTGTGCACGTGAAATTGCCATGATTTATCTCCTTATTGACCAGCAACACCGGCACTACCGTACACGTGTTCGTTGATCTTGACTATTACCACGGCAAAAGAGCCGAACTCGTTACTTGGGACGTTGTACAAGCCAACGGTCTTTAGGTTTAAAGCGGCTGTAGTAGCAAGCGTGGAAGAGTTTAGTTCCATGGTGGACACACCAGTGGTGGTGCTTCCGCCTGTACCAATCACGTCTGCATTCTTGCCTACATCAGCAGCAACAAAACCTGCGTCACATTGAATCAAGAACAATTGACTAGGATCGTCGAGCACATCAGCAACAATTTTTCCTGCTGTGATGTTGACAGAGCCTGGATAGAAGTTCTTAAACGTGGGTTTTCCTGTAGTGGGATCAATGTAGTTGCAACCGTTAAACACGCCTACCGCAGCAGTGTGTGTAGCTGGAAGAAACCGAGTAATAAATCCACTGGCAAGAGCAACCAGGTCGCCTTGAAAAATTGTTCCAGCTTGGTTATCAGCAATCTCATAGCCGTACTGTTTCTGTGCACCAGTAGCAGAAAGATTGCCAATAGGACGCAAGCCAGAAGCCTTGTCGGTATTAGCCATTTGTCATTCCTTTAAAAAAGTTGGATTCGTCAGCCCTTGTTAGAGCCGCCGAAGGAAACGCGAGACTGACGTGTGGGTCGTTGAATGGTCATGCTGTTGTGAGCATTCGCTTTCATCAACTCGTTGTCGGCCGCCTGCAATTGGTCATTCGCTCTATTCTGGTAATACGCACTGCGTTCTTCCGCTGTCTCTAACGGAATACGAGCTAGAAGTAAACCTCCCACGCTGATAACACCAGCATGTCGGCCGTCTTCCATAGTTGGAACATGATAGTCAGGGTACTCGTCCCCACGAACCAGCTCATACCCCTCGCGGAGCTTTCCAGAGATGTTCGTGCGGTCGTCCATACCACCGGCTTCAGCTCGAATCCAACGGTGCTTGTATCCAGGAGGCGGGGGTGGCGCATCCAGTCGTGAAGGGGGAGCCCAGGGTTTACGTCGCGCATCTTTCTCCCGAGATTCGGTCCCGCGAGAATTGCGATTGAGTGTAGGTATCTTGACGTCTGACATGGTCTTACTCCTTTACGTACTTGGCATATTCCTCAAGAGGAACACCCAGTCTTTTGGCAATGGCAACTTGACTTGGTGTCAATCTGACAGTGCGGCGTGCGTTATTAATACCCGATGACCGGGATGCAGGTGCCACCGTTTGCACGGGCTTGGCGGCTCTGTTATTTAGCGCCTGACGTTGACCTAACTTTTGAGGAAAGGTGTCTTTCAAGCGGTTGTCAAGCTCATCATAATACGCTTCGCTGCTCGGGTCAAACCCCTCGACTTGAATTAATTGTCGATGGATGCCCCACGCAGCATGCGTCATGGCAGTATCCCTGCCATACCAGGAATTGCGTTCAGCCCAGTCCTCGACCCGTGGATCGACTTCCTGCTGTACCTGCACCTGGGGCTGCTGTGCCGCAGTCTGCTGTTGCTGAGTCCACTGCTGCGTCTGTTGTTCGCGCTGCTGGGTAGCATAGGCAATCTGGCTCTGCTCCACAGTAAGCGAAGTCAGACGCTGCTGGGCTTCCGTCTCGGTGTCAATGTCACCTTCTTCACGGGCCTTGCGAATAATTTGTTTTAAAGCAACAACCTGCGTCTGCACACGGCCTGTCGCCTCGCCCAGGCGCTCGGTGTCCACACTCATGTACTGCTGCTCCAGCTGCGTAGCGCGGGCCTGGACGCTCTTGGCGTATTCCACGGCCGCCTGCTCACGGCGCTGGGTCTCGCGCAGGCGCGCGGTTAGCTTGTCAATGCGTTTTTTGACGCTCTCGCTGTACTGCTCCAATTCGCCGGCAGGAGCCGACTGCGAGGTTGTTTCTACCTGCGGACTCTCTGGCTTGTCCATTAACTCGGCCGCGCCATCCTCCCCGATAGAAACAGTGGCGGGCTTTTCGTCCTCGCCTATCTTAAATTCCAACTCTTGATTCATACCATTGCTCCTTACATGTGCAAAATGTCT